CTCCCATTCCCGCCCAGTACGAACAACCTGTTCGTAAACGTGGGCAAGAGGCGCATCAGCAGCGCCAAGGCGACGGCCTACAGCTTGGCCGTCCGCAAACACATGGCAGGGCTTGGATGGCCGTCAGCGCCCGCTGGTGAGCTTCGCGCCGTCATTGCCGTCTGGACGCCCGATCGTCGGCGCCGTGATTTGGACAATTTGTGCAAGGCGCCTTTCGATGCCCTGGTCAAAGCCAAGGCTCTGGCCGATGACTCGCTGATCGTGGATCTGCGCATCTATCGCGCCGGCCTCGACAAAGAAAACCCTCGCATCACTCTTTGGCTGGAGGCCGTATGAAGATCAGACCCCGACTCATTGGCTGGATCGCTGCTGACAGCATGACCGCAGAGCAAGCGGCCGAGGCTGCCATCGTGAAGTCGCAGGGCTTCGCCGGTCGCGTCGTCATCCACATGGACAGGCTCACTGGCAGGCTGACACTGGCGGCCATCGATGCGCCGATCCCGGCCAACACGTTTGTGCGTGGCGTGGCGTTCAACAGTGACCCCGACCTACTGGCAGACGATCTGCGCAGTGAGGCGCTAGAGCATCGCCTGATCCCCGGCTATGCGGGCACGCATGCCAAGAGCGCGCGGAGGGTGGCATGACCAAGCCCCTGCGCCGTGTGCGCATCGAGGTTCCTGCGGGAACCTACAGCCAAGACCGCCCCGGCTTGCTTGAGCGACTGGGCAAGCTCGCCGGCGCCACAGGATGGCGCCAACCCGTGGAAGGCACCGGCACCTCACGCCGCACCGTGCCTGCCGAGCACGAGCTGTGCATCGCCTTGGCAATGAGTCGCACGTCCGATCCGCTGGACATTGGGCCCGACATTGCCTTCGACATGGCGACCATAAGCAACCGCCACCAGCAGAGGGTGTGCGAGGCATTGGCCAAGGCGCTGGGCAATGCGCGCGACCATCGCTGCGTGCGCCGTAATCGCCCGTTCCTTCGCATCGCGGCATGGGCGGCATACACGCGTTTGGTATACGGCGAGACGGTGCGCATGCCCGACCAAGTGCGCCCAGAGGATTGGGAAGTGCTCACCGATGTGGCCGAGCGCATCCTTTCCGCGATGGCCGATGAAGCCGTGAGCCGAGCCGCGCGAGCGATGCGCAAACAGTCGGCGGCATGATAGTTGCGTCAATCGAAAACAGGGGCTAAGGTTTTCGCCATTGTGGGCAGCTATGCCCGAGACCCCGCCACTGAGCGGGGTTTTTTGTTTCAAGCCCCGCACAGGCCAGCCGAGAGGCTCCCCGATCGCGGGCACTTCGCGCCAACCCTTTGGGAGCGCCCCAACCGACCAGACCAGACGGCCAACCTTCGGGAGCTGTCGAGGTATCCGCGTGGAAAAATTAACCAGCAAAAAGCCCAGCAAGCCGAAGCACGCGCTTCCTGCTGGCCCCGGTAGGCCGAAGGGCGTGCCGAACAAGACGACGACGGACGTTCGCGCGGCCATTGCCGAGCTGATGCAGACCACCGCGCCAAAAATGGCGGGCTGGCTTGAGCGCGTGGCCGAGGATGACCCCGGCCGAGCCATTGACCTGGCACTGAAAGCGGCCGAGTACCACATCCCCAAGCTCGCGCGCACTGAGCACGTGGGTGAGGGTGGCGGGCCGGTTCAACACGCGGTCGTGGAGCGTCGAATTGTCCACGCTCCGGATTGACACGGCGGCGGTCTTTGAGCCGCTGCTGAAGCCAGCGCGCTACAAAGGCGCGCACGGTGGGCGAGGCTCGGGCAAATCGCAGTTCTTTGGCGGCTTGATGGTCGAAGACGCGGTGTGTGCACCGGGCGACAATGGCGGCGTCGGCCTTCTGGCCGTTTGCATCCGCGAGGTGCAGAAGTCGCTTGAGCTGTCGTCCAAGCGCCTCATCGAGGCGAAGCTGGCCGAGCACGGGCTAGGCGAGCGGGATGGCTTCAAGGTCTTCAAGGACCGCATCCAGACGCCGGGTGATGGCGTGATTACGTTCCAGGGCATGCAAGACCACACCGCCGAGTCGGTGAAGTCGCTCGAAGGAACGATGCGGGCGTGGATCGAGGAAGCGCAAAGCCTGAGCCCTCACAGCTTGAGCTTGCTGCGTCCAACCATCCGCGCCCCCGGTTCGCAGATTTGGGCGAGCTGGAACCCGAGGCGCAAGACAGACCCCATCGATGTGTTGCTGCGCGGCGCAGAGCGCCCGAGCGATGCCATCGTGGTGCGGGCCAACTGGTCCGACAACCCGTGGTTCCCGAAAGAACTCCAGCAGGAGCGCCTCGACGCGCTCCGCATTGACCCCGACAACTACGCCCACGTGTGGGAAGGCGACTACGCCCGCATCTTGGTGGGCGCGTACTACGCCAAACAGCTTCAAGAGGCGAGGGCACAAGGCCGCGTGTCGGTCGTGTCGCCTGATCCTCTGCTCACATACCGCGCTTATTGGGACATCGGCGGCACGGGGGCCAAGGCGGACGCAACGGCGATTTGGATCGCCCAGTTCGTCGGCTCACAGGTGCGCGCGCTGAACTACTACGAGGCAGTCGGCCAGCCGCTTGAGGCGCACGTGAACTGGCTCCGCGACAACGGATACGGGCGCGCTGAGTGCGTGCTGCCGCATGACGGCGCGAATGCCGAGAAGGTCTACAGCATCAGCTACCAGAGCGCGCTACAGGCCGCAGGGTTTGCGGTGCGCGTGGTGCCGAACATGGGTGCAGGCGCTGCAAGCAAGCGCATTGAGGCAGTGCGGCGGGTCTTCCCGTCGATCTGGTTCAACGAGGCAACGACTGACAGCGGGCGCGAGGCGCTCGGTTGGTATCACGAGAAACGAGACGAGGCGCGAGGCGTAGGCCTTGGCCCGAACCACGATTGGTCAAGTCACTGCGCTGACGCAGCGGGCTTGATGGCCGTGGACTTCCTCCAAAACACACACATGCCAACGAGTGGGCCGCGCAGAAGCGCGCCGCGACTTGGCGTTGCCTGAGAGAACAATGGACCCGACCTTAGACCCCGCCATCGATGAGCTCGACGGCGTGGCCGCTGGCATGGCCGACGCCGACCTCGCGCGCCTGATCGATGAAGAGCTTGAGGACTCCCTCGGCTACGACGATCAGACCGCCGAAGATCGCCAGAAGGCGCTTGAGTTTTATCGCGGCGACGCGACCGGCGAACTCGCCCCGCCTGACATCGACAACCGTTCCAAGGTCGTGAGCAAAGACCTGCTCGATGCCGTCGAGTGGACGATGCCCTCGATGATGCGGCTCTTCGCTGGCTCGGACGAGATCGCCCGCTTTGAGCCTGACGCCCCCGGCGAAGAGCAGGCCTGCAAAGACGCCAGCGCGGCGGTCGCCCATGTGATTTGGGAACAGAACCCCGGATTCACGACGATTCACGATGCCATCAAAACGTGCCTGATCCAGCGCGTGGGCATCGTCAAGGTGTGGTGTGAGGAAGCGTTTGATGAGCGGCAAGAGTCGTACAGCGGCCTAGACCAACTGCAAGTCGAGGCAATGGGTGCAGACCCGTCCATCGAATTGGGGGAGGTGATCCCGAGTTACCAGCAGGCCACCGACCCGCAGACCGGCGAGCCTGCTGTGCTGTTCGATGTGAAAGTGAAGCGCAAGGAGCCGCGCAAGAGCTACCGCATCGAGGGCGTGCCGCCCGAAGAGTTCCGCATTGCGCGCGACGCTCGGACGATTGACCGCCCGCGCTTCATTGCGCACCAGCCGACCGGCATCACGGCCAGCGACCTCATCAGCCGTGGCATCGACCCCGAGTTGGTTGACACGCTGCCGACTGCTGAAATGGACGCGACCGGCGAGCGCTCCGAGCGCTACACGCAAGAGGGCTGGGAACCCGGCGCGATGGACGTGGGCGACCGCAGCCAGCGCAAGATCGATGTGGTCGAGGCGTGGGTGCTGTGCGACTTCGACGGTGATGGCGTGGCCGAGTATCGCCGCGTACTGAAGTCCGGCGAGATCATTCTGGAGAACGAGGTCACGGACGAGCATCCGTTCGCCGTGTTCTCGCCCATCCTGATGCCGTATCGCGTCATCGGCTTGGGCTTGTACGACTTGCTCGAAGACATCGTGCGCATCAAGACCGCGCTCACTCGGCAAGTGCTCGACAATGCGTATCTTGTCAACAACCCCATCCGCATGGTTGCACGCGGTGCGGGCGTGGACTTGGACGCGCTGCTGAACCCCGTTCCGGGCAGCCACGTGGACGCCAACGACATCAACGGCGTGCGTGACCTGACGGTGCCGAACATCGGCCAAGACGGCCTCGGGCTGATCGACTACATCAACAAAGTCCGCGACGCGCGCACGGGCGTGGGCGAGTTCAACCAAGGGCTGGGCGCTGGCTCCCTGCGCGACACCAAGGTGGGCTCGGAAGGCGCGCAGGACATGATGGCCTCGGCCATGCAGCGCGTCGAACTGATGGCCCGCGTGCTGGCAGAGACGGGCATCAAGCGCATGTATCGCTTGGTGCTGAAGTCGCTGTGCCAGTACCAAGACCGCGACATGCAGTTTCGGGTCAATGGCCGGTGGATGGCCGTCAACCCGCGCGAGTGGCACACGCGCTACCGCCTGACGGTTTCCGTGGGCATGGGCAGCATGAGCCGCTCGGTGCAGCTCACGGGCCTCAACGCCATCATGGCGCTGCAAGAGAAGGCCGCAGGATTGGTGCCGGGGCTGGTGAGCCCCGCCAACGCATACAACGCGCTGAGCCGCTTTGTGGAGGCTAACGGCTTCCGCGACGCCGACCAGTTCTTCAGCCCGCCGCAGGAAGAGCAGCCTGAGGAAGAGGCCCCGCCACCCGAGCCGTCGCCTGACGCGGTTGTGCAGTCGCAAGCCCTCGTCCAAGCCGAGCAGATCAAGGCGGAAGCAGCCAACCAGCGCGGCGAGCAAGACAACGTCGTCAAGCTACAGATCGAGCGCGAAAAGATCGCTTCAGACAAGGCTATCAAGCTCGCAGAGATCGAAAGCCGCGAGCGCGTCGCGTTGTTCGAGGTCCAGGCCAGGGCCGCCGCCGCGCAGCCGGTGATGCCTGACCTTTCGCCTCTACAGACCCTGCTCTCCGAGATCGGACAGCGTATCGAACGGCTCGAGCGTAGCCGCAAGATCAACGTCACTCGCGGCGAAGACGGCGGCATTTCACAACTCTCGGAAGACTTCTCATGAGCAAGAGCGACACAACTGAGAACGACTTGGTGAAGTTCATCTTCAACAACGTCGCCATGCCGGCCTACGGCACCAACCTTCAAGTCAACCTGCACATCGCCGATCCCGGCGAGGCAGGCACGGCCACCACATCGCCGCCCACGTATACAGGCTATGTCGCTGTGTCCGTGAGCCGTGACGGGTCTGGGTGGACAATCTGCGACGGCACCAACCCCTACGCGAGCAACGCCAACGGCAACGCCGCGAAGAACACGGGCGAAGTCACGTTCCCCGAGTGTACGGGCGGAGCGGACACGATCACTCACGCGAGCATTAGCGTGATTGCTACGGGGCAGATTTTGTACAAAGGCGCGCTCACGGCATCGGTTAACGTGTCGAACCTGATCACGCCACGCTTCCCCGCTGGCACTCTGATTTTGGCGGAGGATTGATCAATGCCTGAGTCCTTTACCCAAGTACCGCCGAATTCAACCGGCAACAAGATGCGGACTCGCTTGCGCACAATCGGCGCGAACGATGTTCATGAGCAAGCCATCTTCACGGCGGCAAAGCAGACTTACTACGCCGTTGCCGATGCCGTGGCGTTTGCCAACGGCAAGTCGCATTTTTCGCTGATGAATGCGGCAGGCTCCGGCGTTGTAGTCGCCATTCAAAAAGTGTTCCCGATCAATCTGTCGATTACGGCAATCACGGGTGCGGCCTTGCGCATGGATGCTCGACGCATTACGGCGCACTCAGGCGGCACGACCATCACTCCGACCAAGGCCGACACGGACAACGCGAACTTGCCCGCGCAGGTTACGTGCCTGACAAATGGAACCCTAACCAGTCCGACGCTGCTTTATCCTTTCATCATCACGACTGAAGAAGAAACAGCCTCTGCCGCTTTCACCAAAAATACATTTCAAGCGATGGCGAACCTACAGCCAGAAGGCTCCGAGATTCAGGAGCTACGGCTGCGTGAGGGGCAGGGTTTCGCTATCTCGCAGATCACCAATGCCACGGTCGGCTCGTATGCTTGGTTTGTGGTGTTCACGGTGGACACCGAGTAATGCTACTGCCTTACACCACGCTCACCTACTACGGTGAGGCGGCGGCGGCTGGCGTGGTTGTTGGCTCTGGCTCTGCGGATGCAAGCATTGCCGCTCAGGCGCGCATGGCAGAAGTGGTGCAGGGCGTCGGCTCTGTGCCCTTCGCCAAGCCGACACGGCTACGCAATAGCCCGATGGTGACAAGCGGCGTGGGTGCAATGGTTCAGGCATTGCCGAAGGCCCGAGTACAGCCGCAGCTTGTCGTGAAGATTGGCGAGCTGTCGCAGGATGACGTTACCGGCGCAGTTCTAGAGGCTCCGGTGGAAGGTGGCGTAACGCTCAAAGAGGCATTGCGCCTGATGCTGGCGTATATCGCTGGCGACGCAACCGGACTCGACGGCAACCCGGCCTTCCGGTCGCTCGACGGCAGCAAGGAGCGCATCGCAGGCACGATCAGCGGAGGGAACCGCACCGTCACCACGGTTGATCCGACATGACCCGCTGGATCGGCGGTTGGCCGGGAGGCTGGCCGGGAGATTGGGTCGGCGGGCAGGAGGCTTCGCCCTTCGCCAACATGGCGATGCGGAGTTTGGCCTCAGGAAGCCTCAGCGCCACGCTAGAAGCGGCGGGCGGCGGCGGGACGTACGCTGACCTAGGTTTGGTTGCGACGAGCTCCTGCGTGGTTACGGCCACGCTCGCTGGGGGTGCGGAAACCGGAGCGGGGCGCGGCTCGAACCTCCGCGACGTCTGGACATTCAAGCCCTTCGAGGTTCGCCGCAAGGGGAAGAAGCCGAAGCGGTACAAGTCCGCCCAAGCCGCGACCACCGCAGCAAGGGCGGAGGCCAAGCAGGGCGATCCGGTCACCGTCGCCTACCTCGGGCGTCCGATTGCGCTGCCGAGCTTCAAAACCGCGTCCTACGCGGACATCTTCGATCGCCTCGCGTTGGTGGAGTCGCGGCAACGCGCAGCCTTCGAGCGAGAGGAGCTCGAAGCTCTCAAAGAGAAGGCGCTACTTCGCAAGATGCGCTGTGCTGATGACGAAGAAGTGTTGACTATGGCGCTGGCGCGTCTTTGGAGGCTGTAATGACGAACGAGGAAAAGATGCGCCGTGGCGAAGACGCCAAGGCCATTCTGGAAAGCCCGCTTTTTGTTGAGGCGTTCGCAACGCTTGAGCACGAGATCATTGAGGAAATCAAGAAATGTCCGGTAAGAGACGCGGAAGGGCTGTCGAAGCTGCACCTGATGCTGGGGCTGAACAGCCGCCTGCACAAACACTTCGAGGCGCTGATCCAGACGGGGCGACTGGCCGAGCACACGCTCACGCAGCGCCTGATTGGAAAACGGCGACTGACCGACTGAGCGCCCTGGGCGAGGTCGTGACCTTGATCGAATACCCCGGCGATGACGCGCCGGAAGTGTTCTACACCAACCACTACGGCGCACCTGTTGTCCGTGGCCCTGTCTTCGCCGTGCGGCTCACTGATGGACGCCGGTTGACGCTGTAACCCAACACCATCAGCAGCCAAAGAGGCCCGCCATGCGCGGGCCTTTTGCATTTTGGAGATTCACCCCATGAGCCAAGGCAATGACCAGCTCGCATCTAGCCCTTCCGAGAACGCCTCCGGCGCGGAAGGCCTCAGCCTTGACGACATCGCGGCCCTGAGCCTCGACGGCGACGAGGAGGGTGAGGAAGACGAACAAAGCGAGAGTGACGAACTCCAGCTCGAAGACGAGGACAGCGAAGACGAGGACCAGCCAACCGCAAAGCGGCGCTTAAAAGTCGGTGATGAAGAGCTTGATGAGGATGAGGTCGTTTCTGGCTACATGCGCCAGAAGGATTACACCCACAAGACCGAAGCACTGGCCGCTCAGCGCCGTGAGATTGAGGCCGTCCGACAGCAGGTCGCAAGCGAGCGCGAAGAACGCGCCAACGCTTTGGACGTGCTGATCGGTGAGCTTCATCAGGAGCTGCTCGGAATCGATCAGAACCGTCTCAACGGTCTACTCGACACCGACCCCAAGGCCTATCTCAAGGCCAAGGAGCACATCGAGGCCAAGACCCAGCGCATCCAGCGCGCCATCCAGAGCCGTCTTGCATTGAATCATCAGGCAGCGGCAGAGCAGGCGCGTGAGATGGCGGAATACGCGCAGCAAGAACAGCAGCGATTGAGCGAAAAGCTCCCCGAGTGGAAAGATCCCAAGCGCGCCCAGTCGGAAGCCCGCGAGATCGAAGGCTACTTGCGCAAAGAGGGCTACCAGGACAACGAGCTGAACGAGTTGCTGGATAGCCGCGCTGTGATCGTCGCCCGCAAGGCGATGTTGTACGACAAGTTGGTATCGGCACGCGGCCAGAAAGCCGCTGAGAAGCCGCAGAGCGGCCCGATTCGCCCCGGCACGCCGTCCAACACCAACCAGAAGGCCGTCACGCAGAAGCGTGCGGTCGAGCGCTACCGCGCGAACCCGAATTCCATCGATGCACTCGCTGCCCTCGTCGGCAGCAGCTAAGGAGAACTAGCAATGCCCGCAAATGCCCTGCGTACCGATAACGTCGTCCGCCTCAAGGAAGGCGTGATCGACGAAATCTACAACTTCCGCCCGAGCGATTCCCCGCTCGTCTCGATGATTGGCCGCGAAACCACCGACAGCGACTTTGTCGAGTGGACGGCTGACACCTACCGCACCCCCGATCCGGCGAACGCCGCGATTGAAGGCGCGGATGCGACCTACGCCGTGCAGACTCAGCCCGGCACGTTCAACAACCGCCACCAGATCTTCCAAGACACTTTCTCGGTCACCAACACCGCCGAGCGCGTCAAGAAGTACGGCCGCGCCAAGGAAACCGCCCGTCTTCGCACCAAGAAGATGGTCGAACTGAAGCGCGACATCGAAGCCGCAACCATTGGCTCGGGTGTGACCGTGACCCGCAACGGCTCGACCGCTGGCCGTCTGCGTGGTTTGTTCGGCTTCATCGCCACCAACAACAGCTTGGGTGCCTCGGGCGTTGCTCCGAACCCGACCACGAACACCGCCCCGACCGCTGGCACCTTGCGCGCCTTGACGGAAGCATTCGTCAAGACGGTGATTACCGCCTGCTACCAGAACGGCGGCGACGCAGCCGCGCTGCTGGTTTCGCCCTCGCATCGCGTGGTGGTTTCGACCTTCACCGGCAACGTGACCCGCTTCAATGAAGTGAGCGGCCCGCAGAAGCAGACGCTGAACACCTCGTTCCAGTTCTACGGCCACGAGTTCGGTGTGACCAAGATCGTGCCCAACCGCGTGATGGCGGGTGCGGGCGCTGGCCTCATCAACACCGCGTACATCGTGGACCCGGACAAGGTGGCCCTCGGTCAGTTGCGTCCGCTGGAATCGGAAGAGTTGGCGGTCATCGGTGATGCCAAGAACTTCCAGGTTCGCACCGAAGTGACCCTGCTCGTGAAGCAGGAATCGACCCTCGGCGCGGTCCGCGACCTCAACCCGTAACCGCTGCACAACCGCTGCACAGGAAGGGGCCTTCGGGCCCCTTTCCTTTTGGAGGGAAGAATGACCATTGCACGCCGCATGGACTTGGACGAGTCGGGCAATCGCATCGTCGATACCGCGTTTGCGTACTCCGACGACTTGAAAGCCGTGGCCGACCACGCGACCGCCATCCGCAACAGCGGCTACCGGCGCGACAAAGACGGCAGCGGCCTGCTGATGGAAGTCCCGGCCTTCTTGGTCGAGAAGTATTGCAACGACCGCGGCATCGCGTTCACGGAGTTCATGCGTAACCCCGTGCACGCCACGAACATGATGAAAGACCCCGCGCTTGCGCATTTCCGAACGACGGAAGAGCGCCTGAAGGGCGGTGATGCTGGCCGACTTCACTTCTTGGGTGCCAAGTGATTACTGATTACGCCAGCCTCCAAGCCAGCATCAGCCAGTGGCTGGCGCGCTCCGACATGGCCACGGCTGCGCCTGACCTGATCCAGCTTGCCGAGACCCGCATCGGGCGCGAGTTGCAGCTTATGCAGCACCGCCGCCTGATGGTTTCCGTGAGCGGCTCCCTGACGGCTGGCGCTGTGGCGCTGCCTACTGACTTCGCCACGATTCGCAGTGTTGAGGTGCCCTACGGTGGCGGAAACCTTGTCCTGCCCCCACTGGACGCGACCACGCAGGAATCCACGACCTCCTCGCCGCTCGGCTACTGGATCGACGGCAACACCCTGCGCATCGTGGGCGGCGGTGACGGCCTCTACACCCTGAATTACTTTCAGCGCTTGCCAAGCATCGCCGTGGCGACCAACTGGCTGATCGACCAAGCGCCCGACCTGTACCTCTACGCCTCGCTGCTTGAGGCCGCGCCGTACATGAAGGAAGACGAGCGCATTGCGGTATGGCGCGAGGGCTACACCAACGCCATCGCCGCCATCGAAGACGAAAACAACCGGAGCCGCTCGGCATCCGGCAAGCGCGCAAGGCCTTCGTTCAGTGCGCCGTGAACTGACGGGCTTTGCGCCCGACCTTGACCCCACGGCGGATGGCGTCGTGGTGGATTGCGACGGCATCGTGCCCACCTCCAAGGGCTTGGCCTCGGCCAACTCGCGGCAGGACGCTGGCCTGCCTGCCCTGGGCGGCACAGTCACGGGCGCATTCGTGGCGCAGTTGCTCGACGGCACGCGCCGCACCTTTGCCGGTCAATCGACCCGCATCGATGAGGCCATCGGCACCACGTGGACCGATCGCAGCGCGGGTGGCGGCTACACCGGAAACAACCGCTGGCGCTTCTGCACCTTCGGGGCCAACGTGCTGGCCACCAACAAGGCTCAGGTGATCCAGCAGAGCGCGCCCGCTGCTGCGTTCGCTGCCATTGCCGGCGCGCCACAGGCGGCGATTGTGGAGGCCGTGGCGGGCTTTGTGATGGCGGCCAACACCCAAGACGGCGTGAACGGCGACAACCCCGACCGCTGGTGGTGCTCGGCGCTGTTCAATCAGGCCGATTGGACGCCGAGCGTTACGACGCAGTGCGCCAATGGTCGCCTCGTTGACACTCCCGGCAGCATTCGCGGCCTGCGTGCGATGGGCAACGATTGCGTGGCCTACAAACAGAATTCGATGTACTTGGGCCGCTATGTGGGGCCGTCTGTCGTGTGGTCTTGGACGCGCGTTCCCGGCACCGTGGGCTGCGCTGGCCATGAAGGCGTCGTGGTGGCCGACACGCTGCACTACTTTGTGGGGCAGGACGACTTCTATGTGTTCGACGGCACGGTGCCCAAATCGATTGGAGCCCCGATCCGCGAGTGGTTCTTTGCGAACCTCAACGGGCCTTTCCGCTCCGAGATCATCGGCGTGGCCGACCTCGCCCGTGACCTGATTTATTGGTACTTCCACAGCGGCACCAGCACCACGCTGAGCGCCTGCGTGGTCTACAACGTGCGCACGCAGCAGTGGGGCAAATTCACGTCGAACATCACGGCGGCGATTCAGTACGACGCCGCGGCGCTGACATACGACGGCATGGGCGCGCGCTTTGCGACGTATGACGACATCCCGGCTGTGACGTATGACTCGCCCTTCTGGCTGAGTGGTGCGCCAGCGCCTGCCGTGTTTGGCACAGACAACAAGCTCTACAGCCTCACCGGCACGCCGGGGGCTAGCTTCCTTGAGACGCACGACATGGGCAGCGACGTGGGGTACACGCACCTCTCGCGTGTGACTCCGCGTTACCTGCGCAAGCCAGTGACGGCGCAGGCCATCAATTTCTTCCGCGATAGTCCCCGCGAAGTGAAGACGCAAGACGCGACGATGGCCGAGAGCCGCGGGCGCTTCGACTTCCGGCGCGCAGCCAAGTGGCACAGCGTGCGCCTCAACTTCACCGGCCCGCTGACCATCAACGGCGTGGACGTTGACACCCGCCAGAGTTCCGCAGAATGACGCGCCTTGCTCAAGACCCCAGACTGCCTACCAACGGCACGCAGAGCGACCTCGTGCGCATGCTGTCCACCTTGCTGCGCGAGTACGCCGAGCAGATCAATGGCGTGGCAGAGGGGCGCATCGAGGCCGCAAACAACGCAGCAACCGCAGCGCCAACGGTCGGCACATTCCGCCAGGGCGACTTCATCCGCAACGCCGCGCCCACCGTGCTCGGCACGGGCGGCAGCCAATACGTGATCCACGGCTGGCAGTGCGTGACCTCGGGCACTCCCGGCACGTGGGTGCAGCTTCGCTGCTTGACGGGCACCTGATGCAACTCCAGTACATCAGCCCCGACCAGTTGCGCAGCGTGTGGCCGCGCATCCGTGCCGACATCGAGGCCATCCAAGCCAAAAGCCCCGAGCCTTGGTGGCCGGAAGACGTTTACCACGCGCTCAAAACGGGCAAGGCGCAGTTGCTCCTTGCTGGCCCCGTGTCGTGGGTCGTGACCGCCATCGACCAAGACGAGTGGACGCGCGCTCCGGTCTTCCACCTCTGGGCGGGCTACAGCGCGCCGGGCTCGGATGTGTTCGTCAACGCGATGGAACAACTCAAGCAAATGGCGCGCGCCTCGGGCTGCGCTGCCCTCCGTTTTGGCTCTAGCCGCTTGGGATGGTCCAAGCGCTACGCCATCCACAGCATTACCTATGAGGTTCCCATCGAATGAGCCGCTCCCCGCGCACGGTCACGCAGACCAGCACCACCGCCCCCCCGGCGTGGCTGCAAACTCAGCAGCAAGACTTCCTGAGCCGCGCCAACGCGCAGAGCAATCAGGCATACACGCCCTACACCGCACCGCTTGTCGCAGGCATGACCGGCGACCAGACGCAGGCGCGCGACCATCTGCGTGATCGCATTGCTGCGGGCGGCTCGCAGGGCATGCGCGACGGTCGCACGGCGCTGAACCAGATCATCGGCGGCGGCAGCTACACCGCGCCTGGGCAGATCAGCGCAGGAACGAACGATTACCTCGGTCGCGCAACTAGCTTTGACCCTCGCAACCCGATGGCAGGCCAGCGCGCGAGCGTTGGTTCCAATGCCTACATGGGGCGCGAGACGGAAGTGGCGCGCAACCGCTTCTTGGACGAAAACAATCCTTTCCTCCAAGGCGTGATCGACAACACCACCGCAGATGTCACCCGCGCATTCAATCAGCAGCAGGCCCCGCAGCAGTTGGCACAGTTTGCGATGGGCGGCGCATTCGGCGGCTCGGCACACCTTCAGGCGATGGGCGAGAGCCAGCGCGCTTTGGCTCAGGAATTGGGCCGCACGGCGGGCGGTTTGCGTAGCGAAGACTTCAACGCTCGCCGCCAGTTGGCCGAATCGGAAGCGGGCCGCATCACCGACACGCGCTTGGCGGATGTTGGGCGGAATGCCGACCTGTCGCAGCGCGGCCTTGAACTGCAAGCCAACCTCGACAACGACAGCATCGGCCGTGATGCCGACATCTTCCAGCGCGGCAACGAGTTCGGCGCGAACATCCGCCAGAACGACCTGAGCCGCAATGCGGACATCGCTGGCCAAGACATTCGCAACCGCATGGATGCCGACACCGGCAACCGCGACTCCGAGCAGCGTGCGCGCGAGTTCGCCAACAGCCAGCGCTTGAGTGCGCTCTCGCAGCTCCCCGGCTTCGAGGACATGGGCATCCGTGACATTGAAGCGCTCAACCGCATGGGCAGCGAGGAGCGCGACTACTTGCAGCAGTTGCTGACCTCGCAGTACGGCCAGTTTCTCGACCAACGCGATTGGGATACCAACCGCCTCGGCATCTACGGCAACGCGCTGGGGCAGGTTGCGCCGAACTACCAGAACAGCAGCAGCACGGGCGCGAATCCGAACTACCAGAGTCGCGGCCAGCAGATTCTTGGCGGCGGCATGGCACTGCTTGGGCTTGGCATTTGATCGTTCCATCCATTCACGAGCCGCTGCGCGACTTGGCGGCTCAGATCGACGTCATGTTGAGCGGCGAGACGGCGCGCGACGCGGTGTACATCGAGGGCGGCACACCGGGCGCATACGGTTTGATCGCAGCGGCAGATGGTCCAGGCGTGTTTGTGGTGCACCGCTCTGAAGGCACGCTGATTACCGTCAACGGTGACAAGGCGTTGGCCTTTGAGACGTTGCAAGCCGATGTGGAGCTGGGCGATTTGCTCGGCTTCCCGCTGCCCAAAGAAGCCGCAGCGGCCTCGGGTTGCTGCCTCGTTGTTGTTGGACGCCGCGCGGATGGCGCTGTGCTTTGTTCGATCGCTACCTCTCCGGCCTTTCTCTCGGCCACGCATGACGCTGCGCGGGCGCTTTGCCCTGCGGGCACTCAATTCACCATCGAGCAACCGCTCGACGTACTCAAGGAACGCAAAAATGTTCTCTTTTCTTAGCGGCATGTTTGGCAAGGGCGGCGGCGCACTTCGCGGCGCAACGAAAGCAGGCCTCGGCAATGCGCCCGGACTGGCCATGCGACGCGGCGGCACTGAAATGGGCGGCGCCAAGCCCGGTGGCTTCATGGAACAGATGGGCCAGCGCATGCGCACGCCTGAGTTCCGCGAGGGCCTCGCAGGCATGGGCGCGCAAATGATGGGCCTCGATCCGCGCATGGGCCAAGCCGCCGTGCAAGGCATGCAGCAGCGCCAGTTGAACAACCAGCTAGGCGAAGCTGTTGCGCCGATTCAGCGCAGCAACATTGACCCGCGCCAGTTCCTGCCGCAGGGCAAGGAAATGGCCCCGCAGCTTGGCGTGATTCGCCCCGAGCTTGGCGCACAGCCGCAGGGCGGTGGCTCGTGGCAAGACCCGCGCTTGCAGCAACTCTTTGGCCGTCAGCAATCCGGCCCGCGCTACTAAGGAGCGGCAATGGGAATCCTCGATTCACTGGTAGGCCGACTCACGCGCGGCCAGAGCACCGGCCCGTATGCGCTGAACGATGAAGACCGCCAAGACCTCAAGCGCAACGGCCTCTTGCAGGCTGGCTTGGCCATGCTCTCGTCGCCGTCCAATGGCATGCAGGGCATCAGCCGCGGCCTTCTGGCAGGCGTACAGGGCGTGCAGGGCGGTGCTGATCAGCTTGTAAACGACCGCTACCGCATCGACACGATGGAGCGCACGCGCGCACAGATGGAAGCCAACACGGCGCGCGAGCAGGCGACCCAAGGCTTGATTGGCGCGGACGGCAAATTGGATATGGCCAAGTGGGGCGCGTATGCGCAGGTGGACCCGCTGGA